CCAATAGCAGTAGATGAGAATGGTATTAAAAATCATCCACTGTTTAGCCACATAGTAAGATTAGATTTTGACCTAACAGGACTCTGTAATAGGCAGTGCTCATTCTGTCCCAGAAGCTTAGATGCTGTCCCACTATATCCCAACATCAACAAACAAATGTCCCTTGAAACAGTTGAAATAGTAATAAAAGAATTACTCTCAATAGATTTCAAAGGTTGGATTGAGCTTGCCGGAAGAGGTGAGAGTACACTCCATAAAAAATTTGATACTATAGTTGATATGCTAACTGCTGCACCAAGAAAATGGAAGGTCAGACTGACCACAAATGGTTATAAACTTGATGAGTGGTGGAACTCTCCTGTTGGTCAAAAGTTAGATGAATTAATTTTAAATAGTTATGAGTCTAAAGAAGAATATGAAGAGAGGCAACAAAAGTATGTAACTCTACCAGGTGGTGGTAAAGTTTACCATTACTATAAACAAGATGGGTTCAGTATTGATCAGATCAACAATATGCCCAGCTACAAAGAAGATGGCAAAAGCTGGAAGCATGCTTTCAATAATAGAGCTGGATATTTTAGAAATCAAGACAGAAGGAATGATATTCTTGATTATACAAACGTAGTTAAAATGCCAAATGGGCAAAGTGTCAAAATTAGTGACTCACCTTGTTGGCACCCAATGAGACAGATCTTCATTGATTTTGATGGTAACTATCAGATGTGCTGCAATGATTGGTCTAGTCAAATAAAAATTGGCAATGTGCATGAAAGATCACTAATGGATATGTTTGTGAATGATGAAAAGATTAATAGAATAAGATGGCGACTAATTAATAAAGATAGAACTCAGATTCTACCTTGTGCAATGTGTGATGACATACAGGGAGCAACAACACAGGTAGCTAAAGCCATTGAAAGGTTTAGACAAACAAAAGCATATAAAGAACATGTTATTCCTTTGGCAAGGCTTGGAAGAAGATTTGATGAGGGGTTGAAGGAGGGAAAATGATTCCTGTTGCACCTGGTCATTACCCAACGTTGACACAATTTAATACACCCTGGGATTTTTACATTCAAGATAATTTCTTACCACAAGATGTTTTTGATTTATTATTGAAACTAAAAGACATTGATGAACGCTACACCTTTGTTGATAAAAGCTGTCAGCATCATATTGGAAATATTTTGTGGCCAATTAAAAAATCAATTTTATTGCATCATGATATATCAGTATCCAAACAAATTGAAGATGTTATTAGGAGTAAATTAGTAGCATTGTTGCAGCCTAATTTATATGTTAAGGCCGATCTTGTGTGTTGTGAGCCTAGATATGTGTATAATGTCCATAAAGATCATCCAGATAAATATATCAGTATAGTTGTTTTTCTATATCCCAGAAAAGGCAATGGAACAATTTTATTAGATGATAACAAGCAATTATATAATGTTGGCTGGAAAGCTAACAGAGCTTTAATTTTTGAAAATCAAAAGCATGGTGAACATTATTATGTTAATAGAACAGACCATAACAGGTACACTCTAAACATTTATATCACCAAAAATAGTTTCAACGGATTTATTGTAGATCAGTAGGTATTCACATGGCCATCCAAAAAAGTTTTTTATCACCATTAGGTTATCAATTAGCAATTCAGAAGATTCCTAATACTATCCTAAATGTAACGTCTGTAAACCTTCCTGGCATTACAGTCGAGGATGCTGAGCTACAAACACCCTTTAAGGTCATTCGTTATCCTGAAAAGGTCGTGTACAATGATTTTGTTGTAAGGTTCAAGGTAGATGAAGATCTAACTAACTATAGAGAAATATTTGATTGGATGCATCAGATTGGTCGACCAGAACAATTTAGCGCTCCCAACACAAACGCTTTGTTTCCTAATGACATCTATAGTACATATTCATCTGACGGTACACTGTTAATTTTAAATTCTGCTAATAAAAACAACATTGAGGTTAGATTTAGAGATTTGTTCCCTGTTGTCCTGAGTGATCTTGAATTTAATTCTCAAGATTCAGATTTAACTTATATTGATGCAACAGTGACCTTTAGATGCTTGCTGTTTACCCTTCACACTGTTTAGGGTATAATATACCTACTGGTATAGTAGGAACTTTATTATGAAGCTTGAAGAAATATTTGGTGAATGGGAGAAGGATAGCAAAGTTGACCGAACAGAACTCGGTGACGTTGCATTGAACATACCTAAACTTCACCACAAGTACTTTAAACTATTCTCCCACGAACGTCTACTGCTTAGAAAGCTTGAGCAAGACATGAAGAAGCTAAAGAAGCTGAAGTGGGAATATTATATAGGTGTTCTTGACCAAGAGACACTTGAGGAGATGAAGTGGGAACCGTTCCTACAAAAAATCCTGAAACAAGACGTGCCTACATATATTGATAGCGATTCAGATATTATTACTCTTAACCTTAGAATAGCTGTTCAGCAAGAAAAGATTGACGTATTGGAGTCAATCATTAAGTCAATTATGAACTTAGGGTTCCAGGTTAAGAGTGCCATTGATTGGGAAAAGTTTAAGACAGGACAATGACAGAAACACTAGTCGTCTCAAAATTTAATGATGTGTATGTGACAGTTGATTGTGACGCTAGTGTTGCGATGGAGCTGAAGGACTACTTTACTTTCAAGGTTCCTGGTTATCGTTTTATGCCTGCCTACCGCAACAAGGTATGGTCAGGCGATATACATCTATACAATCCAATGAGTAGAAGACTTTACTTTGGATTGATTCCTTATATACAAAAGTTTTGTGAGTCAAGAGACTATAAGGTAGTCTTTGATAAGAATGTCGATGGCTTTGCAGCCATCGACGAAGATTTAGTTGTTAACTTTATTCAAAGCCTCAACTTACCGTTTAAGCCAAGAGGCTATCAACTAGAAGCATTCCTACATGCCATTAGAACAAAAAGAGCTCTACTAGTATCCCCTACTGCCTCTGGTAAGTCATTAATCATCTATATGATCACGAAGTGGTTCAATCAACACTTCAAGACACTAGTCATCGTTCCAACAATCTCCCTAGTTGAGCAAATGAAGGGTGACTTTGTTTCATATGGTTGTGATGAGAATGAGATTCACACAATCATGTCTGGAAGAGAGAAACAGAGCGATAAACCAATTGTTATATCAACCTGGCAATCAATCTATAAGATGCCAAGACAATGGTATGAACAATTTGATGTTATCATTGGAGATGAGGCCCACCAATATAAGGCCAAGTCGCTTACATCTATTCTGGAGAAGATGACTAAATGTCCTATCAGATTAGGCTTTACTGGAACTCTCGATGGTACACAAACACATAAGTTGGTACTTGAAGGTTTGTTTGGAGCAGTAAAGAAAGTAACTACTACTGCTGAACTTATTGAACAGAAGCATCTTGCTGACTTTAAGATTCAGGCCATTGTACTCAAGCATACGGATGCCAACAAGAAAGAATATAGTAGAACAGAATACCATGATGAGATTGATTTCCTTGTTCGTAATGAAGCAAGGAACAATTTTATATCTCAGCTGTCTCTACACTTGAAGGGTAACACTCTTATCCTTTACCAGTTTGTTGAAAAGCATGGTAAGCCTTTACATAAAATGCTTACTGATCAAAATAAAGATAAAAGACATATCTTCTTTGTATCTGGAGAAGTTGAAGTAGAGGATAGAGAACTAGTTAGAAAGATTACAGAGCAAGAGAACAATGCTATCATTGTAGCCTCTTATGGTACGTTTTCTACTGGTATAAATATTAGAAACCTACACAATGTTGTGTTTGCTTCACCAACAAAGTCTAGAATTAGATCTCTACAATCAATAGGTAGAGCGTTAAGAAGAGGCGACAATAAAGAGCAAGCAACATTGTATGATATAGCTGATGATCTTTCTTGGAAGAAAGCTAAGAATCATACCCTAAAGCATTTTATTGAGCGAGTAGGAATTTATACTAGTGAGAAGTTCGAATACAAAATCACGAGCTATCAATTGAGGTAAGTTATGGCAGCATTCATTCTTGTCAAACTGAGCGATGATGACTCATTCATTATTGGAGAACTTCACAACGAATCGGAAGATGATGTTGTGATGAAGTATCCTGTTGTAGTTAGGTTAAAGACTACTATTAACCAAACAACAAATGTTACAACTTCTAAACTAATGCCTTTCTCAGAGAACAATATTGTAGCATTAAAGAAAAGCTCAATCATTGCCTTCTCTAAACCTAATGAACGCATCATTAGGTACTATCTGACGTTTATGGAAAGGTTCCAACAGATACTAGATGAAGATCTAGAAAAGGACATCTGTGGTCTTCAAGATGACTATAGTGATAGTCCACTTGAAGTGGAAATAGATGATGAAGAGCTAGATGGGGTTGCTGTTGTATCCTCTTCTACCCCTATTTTGCACTAATTAATATATCTGACCCCCACAAAGGTGATTATACTTAACACAGTGCAAAAAGTCAACGGGTTGAACTAACTTATTGAATGTAATATAATAACAAAATGTTGAAAAAGGATTTGTAATGACCGATATTAAAGACAAAGCTAATCACTACGTTAGTAATGATGAATTCTATAAGGCTATAGTGGAATTTAAAAAGAAGGTCCTTGCCGCCGAGGCACAGGGTCTATCAAAACCTGTAATTCCACATTACATTGGTGATTGTTTAATCAAGATTGCCAATAAGCTCTCCTATAGTCCTAACTTTATTAACTATACATTCCGCGATGAAATGATTGCGGATGGTTTGGAAAACTGTATTAACTATTTCCACAACTTTGACCCTGATAAGTCTACAAACCCTTTCTCCTACTTTACACAAATTATCTACTTTGCTTTCCTTCGCCGTATTCAGAAGGAAAAGAAGTACATGTATGTAAAGCATAAGGTTACTCAGCAGAAGATGATTAACCACGAGTTGATGAACCTTCAAGAGTTGGATGAACTTGGTGAGTTTGATATTGAGATCACTGACTATACATCGAATGACTATATGGATACGTTCATTGAACAGTTTGAGGCAAGTGCTCTAAAGAAGAAGACCGAAAGGCAAGCAAAGAAAGGCCTAGAGAAGTTAATTAAGGAAGAATAAATTATGAAGATCGCTCTGATCACAGACACGCATTTTGGCGGGCGTGGTGATAGTCCTATATTCTCTGACTTCATTGGTAGATTCTACAATGAGGTGTTCTTTCCTTATCTCAAGGCAAATAATATTGATACTATCATCCACCTAGGTGATATTGTAGATAGAAGAAAGTATATCAGCTATCTCTCATTGAGAAAGTTTAGAGACCAATTCATCAATCGTGTTATTGATGCTAATTTAAACTTACATGTTATTATTGGTAACCATGATACATTCTATAAGAATACAAACGAAGTCAATTGTATGACAGAGTTGTTTGGTACCAATAGACCAGACAACATTAATTGGTATACAGGAGCAACAGAAGTTAAGTTTGGTAGTACAGATATTCTATTTGTACCGTGGATATGTAGTGATAACTTTGATTCAGTAATTGAAAAGATTGCAGACACAGATGCGCAAGTATGCTTTGGCCATCTTGAGCTTGCTGGCTTTGAGATGCAGAAGGGTACAGTTATTGATCATGGGTATGATGCTAAGATTTTCAAGAAGTTTGATGTTGTGCTCTCTGGTCACTATCACCATAGATCAACAAAGGGTAACGTGACCTATCTTGGTTGTCCTTATGAGATTGTGTGGTCTGATTATGATGATCCTAAAGGCTTCCATGTATTTGATACAGAGACAAGAGAGATTGAGTTTGTTAAGCATGACTTGACTCTATTTGAAAAGTACCACTACGATGACCTTGATAAGGAACGTGATGATGTAGTTCTTGATGGCTACTCCTTTCTCAACGGAAAGTTTGTAAAGGTTATTGTCAAGAATAAAACAAACCCATATTGGTTTGACAGCGTTATCGATAGAATTGAGAGAGCAGGTGTTGCTGACCTTCAGGTAGTTGAGGATCATTTACATCTTGACTTAGAAGAAGATTCAAGTATAATATCCGATGCAGAGGACACCCTAACAATCATTAGAAAGTTCTCCGATCAATATATCAGCAACAAAGACAATGTGTCTAAGCTAAACAAGTTACTTGGTGACTTGTATGTTGAGGCAATGGAAATACAGACTAAGCAATGATACTATTTAAGAAAGTGAAGTGGAAGAACTTTCTATCCACTGGTAACATATTTACAGAGATTGATCTTACTAAGCATAAGTCAACTCTGATTGTAGGTACGAATGGTTCTGGCAAGTCAACCATTCTTGATGCTATTTCATTTGCTCTCTATAATAAGCCATTCAGAAAAATCAATAAGCCTCAGCTTATTAACTCCATCAATGGTAAAGACCTTTGTGTTGAACTTGAGTTTGTAGTTGGTAATGCTAACTATAAGATCATTAGAGGTATCAAGCCTAACAGGTTTGAGATTCATAAGAATGATCAACTACTCAATCAAGATGCTGATAGTAAAGACTATCAAGAAGTAATCGAGAAGCAGATTGTTAAGATGAACCACAGAACATTCTCTCAAGTAGTTGTTCTTGGTTCCTCTACCTATGTTCCATTCATGCAACTTCCTGCCGCCCAGCGAAGAGAAGTTATCGAAGACCTTCTTGACATTCAAGTCTTTACCACAATGAACACTTTGTTAAAGGGTAAGGTCTCTTCTAACCAAGATGACTTGAAGCAAGCAAAGTATGATAGCGATCTTGTTGATGAGAAGATTAACATTCAGAATAGTTACATTGATTCTTTAAAGAAAGATGTACAGAATAAAGTTGATGAGAATAATGTAAAGATTGAGCAGACTGAAGCTGAGATTGATATGTGTAATGATGATCTTACAATCAAGGGTAAGACAATAGAGGAAAAGATTCAGCAAACTACTAACCTCGACAAGTTAACCAAGAGAATGGAGAAGTCTGTTATCCTAAAGGAAAAGACCATTGATAAACTATCCAAGTTGGATAAAGAGATTAAGTTCTTCCACGACAATGATGACTGTCCAACTTGTAAGCAAGGAATTCCTCATGAGTTCAAGGCCGAGTCTATTACTACAAAGCAAACACAAGTATTTGAAATACAAGAGAACCTAAAGCTTCTTGATGAGGACTATAACAATACTGTTACAGAAATTACAAGAATTAATAAAATCCAAAAAGAGATTCAAACAATCCAGCAAGAGATTACTAAACTGCAGACAGAGATAACTTCTAAGAAGAAGTTTATTGATTACCTGCAAACTGAGATTGATGGATTGGAAACAAACACGGCAAACGTTGATGCAGAAAAACAAAAACTAAAAGAACTACAAAAGCAAAAGACAGAAGCTGAGGACAAGAAGCAGAAGCTGCTAGAGGAGTACGAAATACTACAGGCAGCTTCTGCTCTCTTAAAGGATGGTGGTATCAAGACCAGAATCCTTCGCCAGTATATGCCAATCATTAATAAGTTGATTAACAAGTACTTGGCTGCCATGGACTTCTTTGTCCAGTTTGAGATTGATGAACAGTTTAATGAAACTATCAGATCAAGATTCAGAGATGAGTTTAGTTACAATTCATTCTCAGAAGGTGAGAAGATGAGAATCAACTTGGCAGTGCTCTTTACATGGAGAGCAATTGCTAAGATGAGAAATAGTGCTGCTACTAATCTTTTGATTATGGATGAAGTGTTTGATAGTTCTCTTGATAGTTCTGGCACAGATGAGTTCTTGAAGATTATTCAGACTCTCACTGCTGATACCAATACGTTTATTATTAGCCATAAGACAGATCAGTTGTTTGATAAGTTTCATAATGTTATTAAATTCGAGAAGACAAAAAACTTTTCTAGGATTGTATGATCTGGACAAAGCAATACTTTAATAGTAAGTGGGCTGAGGGTATCCACAAAGCATGTGAGAAGTATCCAGATGCAACTGGTGATTCACATACCTTGTCAGCAAACGGTAGTGGTGTCATACCGGAAAACTATTTAATGAAAATTATTTCTTCTAAGAGGGAACCCCAAATAGTAGATGCATTAAAAGATATTGCAATGGCTGCAAACGAACGAATGTTTGGTTTCAATATTTGGTTTGATATTAGCTCATTCCAATACACAACGTATAAATCAGAACAGCAAATGGAATACGACTGGCATAGTGATTCAGTGTGGGTAATTAAACCT